ATGAAAATCACAAATACCAAAATCAACACAGCAATCAACACTCTCAACGAAAAGACAAATCGTATTTATCAAGTTCGCACTGATTGCGATAGAGCAGACCTCTACAGATCAGAAAAATACTTCCTCTATCTGCAAGTTGACGAGTTTGGTGTGCATATGCCAGGCGCATATGGTGTACTCGTTGCAGGGTACAAAACACAAAAAGCTCTCATAGAGAATTTATAATTTTTTATTGACAATATGTGTTTTATGTGTTAATATGTGTTTATTAAATTAAATTTAAAACAAAGGAGTTACTATCATGACGGATTACAGCAATATCAAACAATACCTCAACAGTGAAAAAGCTATCGAACTCACATACGAGTTTGATAGAGAGTTCTCACCGTTTGCGGCAGGAATAGAACAGAAGGATATTCCTGCACTGCTAAACGATAAATCTCGATTCAGATACTATGTGTCTTGGAAAACGGAAGACGAAGTAATAGATTTTCTTGGAAAAGCACATATTATCAATTCTTACACCAAAGAAGTTCGTAATAAGTATGTCAAGTACATTCAAGACGACAAACTCGTACTCAAGAAAGAATTTTTTGAGCAGGTTTTCACTTTCACATCTACTTATGATTTCAACATCGACGGTAGATCACATATGATATGCGATGTTGATTGTAACTTTCTTTCTCACTTAGATTATTACAAAGATAAATACAAAAGAAGAAAAAATAATGATATAAAAATATTCGACATAAACGATGACATTGATAAATACATCGATACAATCATTAACTTTATGTAACTAAATACAAGCGAGCGGATACAAATTTCCGCTCGCTTAAGGAGGAATTATAAATGTACAAATACAACATCAAAGATTTTAGACAAGCTTGTGGTTTCACTCAAGCCGAATTGGCCGAGCGAGTAGGCTGCGACCAGCCGATGATGGCTCGCTGGGAGAACATTGACGCAACAAGCAATGTTACTATCTCACGAGAGAACATCAACAAGATAGCGCAAGCATTGAAAGTTACAGCAAGCGATATTGATTGCACAATTCAGATGACTCTTGAAGAGCTTATTCTGCAAGCGAAAGTGGACGGCACATGCATTGCAAAGAATTGCAATAAAAATGATTTAGCTGTCCTTAAACTCAAAATCTCTCAAGACATAAGCAGCCACAATCGTGACGATGTGTGTTGCGACATTCTCCAGCTGAGCGCAACAGCGAATCATGAATGCCTTTTCTTTTACGATCTGTTGAAAGAAAAAAAGTTTACATCAAAATTCTTAACTATTGTGTCTGCATTCGTAAATGGTCTTAATGCTAAAGATTGATACTCGTGTGATAATCGAGGTGACTACAAATAAAGGAGTTTTCACTATGAAAATCAAAGACGCACGACTTAACGCAGGACTAACGCAACAGGCTATGAGCGACCTGCTCGAGATTCCGCTGCGAACAATCGAGAATTGGGAGGGTGGTAAGAGCAAACCGCCTATATATGTTGAAAAACTTATCATTGAAAAGCTCGATAATATTGCGAAGGGGAGATTTAACATGAAAAAAATACGAACTCAGAAAAGAATACTGTGAAGTTCACGCAAAGAGTGCTACCTTTTCGATGTGTATATAAAACCGTATGCAAATTAAAAAATCGCCCCTCGGCTACCGACTTGGTACTCGAGGGGCTAAACTTATGTACGCTTATTCTTTTGTGTCTGTATCGGTTTTATTTTCGACTGTATTTTTCAATCGGCGGACGATATTTACAAGGAATTTCGGGATTGGCGTGCCCAACCCAGCAAGGTTTTCAAGAATTGAAATAAGCTCGTTTATAATCAGCCACACGGAAACAATTAAGCCAAAATAATAGCTTGAAAACTCAATCCCTGCTGTGGCAAGTCCTGCACCGATGAGGTAATCAACAACGCCGCCCACGCACACGAGAACGAGGTAGCCTACTTTCTTAAGTATTCCCTTAACACCAATACGGCTGTTGAGGGTTTTATTTATGTAAGCCTCTGCCATACCTGTACCATAGTCTATTATCATTACACAGATTAAAACTGCAAGCGGTACAAGCAATATGTTAAAATAAGCCGCCAATGCACCGATAGCTACCGAAACAGTAGCCTGAATAATATTGTCTTTCATTGTTTTATACCTCCGTTATGTAAGTGTAATCTGCAAACCATCTATCTTCCCGCCGATAATGCCAGCATAGCCGTCTTGCTTTGTATCTTTCTCGCCGTTATACTGCCAGCCAAGGAATCTCTTTTCACCTTGCATACGCACACGATATGTAGCCTTATAATCGCCGACTCCCTCAAATTCAACCTGCAAGCCGTCAATAACCTTGCCTTTAATGCCTGCATAGCCGTTATTGCTGTCGTTGATGTCATAGCCGTCTACCCAGTCAAGCCAATCACCATTGAGCAAGTGCACTCTATACTTTATATTGCCTTTGCTGACCTTAACCGCAACGGCTGAAATAGCTTGTTTCTTTCGTCCTGCTACATTTGACAAGCCCTTGACCTCGCTGTACCACTTGCCGTCTGCGTACACACGATAAGTCAGCGTTGGCTTTTCAACCTTAATATTTTTAAAAACATTTTCGTTGTAGATTATATTGGTATCAATATTTCTGCTGTAACCGTCAACTCTGCCTGATGAACTATTCTGCCAAATATCACAGTTTAATTCATTTACGGAGTTATATTGTGCAAGCCAAATACTGTATTTTCTCTTCAATTCATCATAATCAAGACAGTTGTTAAACCAATTCAGATTGGCATACACACCGGCTCTGTAGTTACTTTTCTTGATTGTTTCACAAAATCGTTCTGCAATCGCTGTAAGTTTTGTTTTGCCGAGTTTAACCATTGAATAATCTTCCAAATCATAATAAATCGGCATATCAAGAGATTTGTTATTAATGCATTCAAGGCAAGCCTTTGCCTCTTTCTCCGCATCGCCGGCGCTGTCGGCATAACTGTACCAATAGACACCGATTTTAAGTCCTGCCGCTTTAGCGTTGCGATAATGACTTTCAAACATACAGTCTTTCTGACTTGATTCTCTGCCGTAGCCTGCTCTTATAATGACAGCTTTTATACCGTCATTTTTCATTTTGTTAAAATTAATGCCTTGCTGAAATTCTGAAATATCAACACAAGTTACCCTTGCCATAGTCATTCTCCTTTATTTAGATTTTCAACAACTGTCCAGTCACATTTCGTTGCCGGAGCTGCATACAATTTCTTAATTTCAGATATATTGACGCAGCGGTCAACAGTAAGTACATTCGGCGTATCTGAATATGCACCCTTTAATGTTCTTGCTTGTATCTCTGTACCGCCGAAATCACAATTTCTAATAGTAATATTTGCACCTGTTTTAAGTGCAAGACCAAAACTACTATTGTCTGCATTTTCGTGACTTTGATAACCAACCGTGCAATTTTCAACAATGATTTTGCAATTTTCAATTAAACCATTTTCCCCAAAACTATGACCGCAACCAAAAACAGGAACAGTAGTTTTACCAATGTAATCAACGCAATCCGCACGACCGCCCCACTTGAAAACACAATTTGATACAACCCAATCAGTTGCATACCCTGTGCCGCCGCTTTCAAGGTGAAGAGCATAACGGATATTTTTACAATCAAAAGTGAACCCTTTAATGTGTGTGTGAACATTGAGGTCGAGATGAAACGGACATTTTTTGATTATATCTTCTGACTTCAATGTAGACTTATCAAAACCTGTCGCACCGTCCCACTTAATTATTGTAGCCTGTGGATTGTATATATTTTCAGACTCATAATAAACATAGTCTTTAGTCATTACTCCTCTGTAACCCACAAGTCCCACATCGGACATTCCTGCAAACTTATCTTGCATATCTGTATATGTGCCTTGTGCAACGATGATTGTGTAGCGATTATGATAGTTGTTGTCTGCTATGCTATCATTAGCAGACAGAATAGAATTGAACTTCGTCACGCCAAAACCGTCAGTATTCTCGTTGTAATCATTTGAAACATACAAATAATGCATAGCGTAGTCGGGAGCTTGGTACAACTCAGGTTTAATGCTTTCACTTGTCAAGTCCGGATTTGCATATGCTGATTTTTTGTTATTCTGTTCAAGTTGAAGATTGCAACTATTATCAATCAGTCGATTAGCAGCAACCGCAATTTTAATAGAATTAACGACTACATTTTCTGTTGCTGTATAAGTGGCCGCTGCATTTTTAAAAGCACTAACTTCTGACAAGAGCCACGATGAGCTAATAGATGTCTGCTCGTTCGCAGGATAGAACACACAACCGCTGTTTGTAATATTAGCAAAATTCTGCAACGATAAGCAATACGCTTTGCCTTGTTCAAGAGTAACCGCACGTTTGAGTTTGAGATAAAAATTAACAGCAGCGGTAGATGTGCCACTCAAGCTAATTTTATTGTTCTTGACTGAAATATTAACTCCGCTCGCTGTCTGTTCTGTGTCCTCAAGCGAAGTGAGATTAATGCTTGTAGATGTATTGAGCAAAGAGTCTTTTGCTATCATTTTTGCAGATGCGGTTTCGATTGCGGAATTAACATCATTTTTGGTTGCTAAATTTGCGCCTGCTGGTTCATATTTAGATTTTGTATTTATTACTGACTTGTTCACAAAAACACTAAAATGCTGAGTTGTCAAGATTGTATCGTTCTCACTTAGCACAAGCTCGCACTTCATCATACCTGCGAGCTGTAGCATTGATTTCGCAAGAGTGATTTTAACCGCATTGTCTGCAACTATACAAGGCACATTTTCAGCAACAATAACATTATCCACAGTTGCGTTAAACGCAGCGGTAACGCTTGAAGATAGCGCTACCGGTTGTGAATCAGCATATAGCTTACATTCAATGATGCGTGACTTGTCATCATTTTGAGCGACTATTATACTTTCGTAATTTCTGTCTTTGTATACATCAAGATTAAGTTTGTATTTTACATTCAATTATGTTCACCTCATTTATTTTACGAAATCAGATAGCTTAGTTTTGAACGAACCAAGCTCAAGCTGTTTATATCGTTCTCTAAGTGTATCATATGTAGTTTTGACTATTTTGGATTCCGCTGCAATACTGTCACTTAAGATTACTGTAACAGTATCGCAAAGATTAAACTGTTGCATATCGTCAAGGACCGCTTCTACATCAACTTTAATATTGCTCTTGATCTCACCAAGTTTATCTCCTCCTATGTAAGCTGTTGCTGCTATTCTGCAAGTGTTTTTGACAAATTCGTATCCGTCGCCTGTCGAAGAGTTGACAATTATTCCGTTAACAAGATTGTCAGGAACTGGATATACACTTAGTTTATTTGTTTTTGATTTTTGTTCAAAAATCTCATAAGGGTCAGCAATTATCTGTATGTCTTGCTTTGAAAATTCATCATAAACAGTAGCATAAGCACACACATGGCTTATTGTAGTTTCGCTCGACTGTGTTTTTTCATAGCTTGAGATGTTATCCCCCCATTTAAGTCGATATGCTCTTTTTTTGCCTCTGCTTTTTAGAAATGAAACATTGAAGTTATTCCACTTGTATTCACCGTGAAACAAATCAAGTAAGCTGCCTTCTGCTCCGCCAAGAAAATCGCCGAGCGTGCAAACTTGAGTAAAGCCGAGCTTGATGTTTTTTCTGTCCGTTATATCTGACGAAAATACATAGTTGTTGTCAAAAAGAGCATCTAAATTTTCGTAAGCCTCCGCAGGTGAATAGAGTTGTGCTGATGTTTCGCCTGCGGCAAGAATGTTGTTATAGCAGTTATGTTTGATGTGCTTCGCTTTGATACTAAGCACATTGTTTTTTTCTACTACCTCGTAGATTTCAAAAAATTGTGCTTCGTCTGCTGGGTTTGGCTTTGCGTATATATAATTTTGTATAACAGCACTTTCGGCACATTCGGAGTTTTTAACAACGCTTGCATTTAATGTGTAATCTGCATTGCGTGACTCTTCGACGGTACATTCTGTGCAACCGGTAAGCCTGCCGAGGTAGTGCATTGAGTTGAGCGATAATATTCTGCTTGTCGTTTCGTAGATCAAAGGTATCATAAGCGCCTCCAATTTGGCTCAAGTGTAAGCGAACCAATAACCTGATTGGCGATAATCTCATTCTTTCCTACTTTAAATTGCTGCGGCAAGAGAGGTGAGATATAAGATTTAATGCCGTTTTTAACAGAGTAATACTGCATATTTTCACCGTCAAGGACTGTGTAATCTGCGTTAATTGAATTTTTTATAGATAGTGTTTCCCCGTTTATCGTTAGCGTTGCAGAAGCACCCGTACCCGTGAGCTTGTAAAGCGGATTTGACTGCATTCTTTCAGGGTTGAGTAAATTTAGCTTTTGACCGCTAGCAAGGCTTATAGGCTCTGTCTGTGCATACCAATACGGCTTACGACTGAATTTAACATTAGTTGTGAGATATGTTGGTAACTCACGCTGAATTGTGTCAAGATTACTTACAACAGCATAACAGAAGTAGCCTTTGTTGTAAGTGTCCTTGTATGTTTGATAATCGTTAAATTCAGAAAGCCAGTCTATAATTTTATACGCAAGATATTGAGCAGTTGTGTGAGCAAGTAAAGGCATTAAAGCTATTTGCAGCTCAAAATCAACATTCTTGTATCTGCCGTTGTCCTGCACTATATCACCGCTTCGCCATGGAATTGATATAAGCTCAAAATCACGCTGAGCAACAGAGTGATAAGGTGCATTAACTATACGACCGCCGAATTGACTAAGCCATTTGCCATTATAAAAAAAGTTGTGCATCAGCTAAACTCCTTCCTTTTACTTGTAATTTCCGCTGCTAATCGCTCAGATAATCTTTCAGCAAGACTATCTATATCCGAATCACTATTGACCGTTACGCCGCTAATATTCACATTGATGTCAATGTTAGTCGTTGACGGTTTGTCTGTGCTGTCACTCCTAAATGGATTTGTACTGTCCTGCTTGGCTTTACGATATTGTTCAGCCTCTTGTGCTGTCAAAACCGCTTCGCCTGCATCGAGATAAGCCAAATATTTGTCGCTCGGTACATAGTCGATACCGGCACGGAAACGGGGGAGAGTGACCTCTGGAATGTGCGGAATTTCAAGTCCTGCCCACTCAATTGCCCAATTGATTCCGTCAAACAGACCGTTAATCATTCCGATTGCACCGTTTATTATGAATTCAACTGCGTTTGGAATTAAGTTTAGAACATTCTTGAATATTTCTAAAATGCCGTTCCATGCTTTATCCCAATTTCCTGAAAAGACTCCGTCTATGAAGTCAATCAAACCGTTGAAAATTCCCGTCAAGCTTTCAATCGCACCGCTTATTCCTTTGATAGCTAATCCGAGTACATTGCTGAAAACATCTGCAAGAATTTCAATAACTGGAGTTAAAGCAGGTAGGATAGCGTTGAGCAGCATTGATAATAGTTCAAATAACGGACTTAATGCGTCTGTCAATAAGTCGAAAACGGGTGCAAGAGCCTCGAAAACGGGCTGTAATGTTTCACTTAATATGCCTGCAATCTCGTTAAAAACAGGGATAAGCGGCTGTAACAAGTTATTGAGCAACTCTGCAAGTTTGACTATGAGCGGTGCAATAGCTGTTGAAATAAGTGCTGCGAACGGCTCTATTAACTGCAAAATCAAGTCGATAAACGGCTGTACAAGCTGAAAAATAGTGTCTAACAACGGCATTAATGCGTTGAGAATTTCCATAAACGGAGGCAAAAGCTGTTTGATTACTTGTACGAGAACAGGTAATAGTGCTTCTACGAGTTGAACAATTATTGGTGCTAACTGTTCCATAAGTTGAGCTATAAACGGAAGCAATTCCTCAATCAATGGCATAATCTGTTCAAGCATTGACACGATTATCGGGGCAACCTCTTCGCAGATGTTAATGAGCACAGGGGCAAGCTTCTCAGCTACACTTTCAATAAGCGGCGATAACTGTTCGAGTAACTTTGCACCTAAGCCAATAATCGAATTAAGCACAGGTTCTGCAACAGCACCGATTTGCGCCATTGTATCTGACAGTTGCTGATGTGCTCTGTTGGATTCCATTACATCGCCGTTTGTTTCTTTATACTGAGCAGAGGCATCTGAATACAGGCTCGTGAGGGTTGATGTGATTAACTGCTGTCTTTCTTGTTCTGATGAGCATTTAGCAAGTTTTTCATTAAAAGCATCCTCAGATACGCCCATCCAGTTAAGAGCATCAGCAAGCGGACCTGTTACCTGTCCGACTTTTGCGGTTTCGTTCGCCGCCTCTGTCAAACCCTCGATAGGCAAGGAATCACCGAATTGACCGTAAACACCTGTGCAGATTTCTGTCCAAGATTGCAAGTCTTTTGTAGAATTGCAAAGCAGAGAAAGATGATTTGCGGCTTCTGTCGCTTGTCCGCTGTCGCCTACTACGGCATAAAGGTCGGAATATGTTTGCTTTGCGTCTGCAGCTGAAAATTTGTTTGTGGTAAAAGCTGTGTCAAGCTTGCCCATTTCCGTCCGATATTCTCGCGTGCTTTCTGCGACAGAGGACAATGCTCCTACACCTGCCACCGCACCGCCTACCATAGCAGTTCCCCATTTAGCAGCAGTTTTGATTCCATTTCCGAGAGTTGAAGCAACACCCTTGCTTTTCTTCTCTGTCTCTGAAATGGATTTGTTTGCTTCATCGTTATTAACGAAGATTGAGCCAAATATCTTAAAAATTTCAACTGCCACGCACTACACCTCCTCCCATTTGTAGCGATTGAGCATTTCTTCAACACGCTTTTCAATTTCGTCTGTATTGACTTCGTCCTGTGCAGTTGACTGCATTTTGCTATCAATAGCATTGACAAAGTCATTATATGTCAAATGAGTAATCTGACTGAAACTCGTTAAGATATAAGCCTTGTATTTCATTTCCTCATTTTTCGCATTGATTTCAACTTCAATGATTTTGAGTATGTCAGCAAATGACAAATCTTGCAATGCTGTAAGATTGCCGCAGCAGTATTGCAAGATTAACTTATATGTGTTTATGTCAATGCTGAGAGCGAGGTAAAAAAACTTTGAATATCATTCTCTGCAATAATATTCTTGATGTCTGTAATTACTTCTGTAATGTCCATAAGACTTGCCTGTTCGGGGGTAATATCACCTCTGATGTCAGCATAGAGTGAATAGAATTCGTTTTCTACTTCCTTGCTTGAGAGTGATGAAATCATAGTGACGATAAACTCAAGACCGACTTCCTGTGCGTTTTTCTTGTCCTTAATTTTAACATTCTTGGCGAACTCGACAATTTCATTTTTTAAATCTGCTGACTTAATAATACGAGCCACCGAAAAAGCGTCCTTTAAGCCTAATTTTCTCATTGATTATACCTCCTCTGCAACCGGTTCCCAAATTACGAACGGCGGTTTAACATCTTCTGAATCGTATGCAGTTTCATCGCTGTAGCCGTAGAACTGCACATCAAACTTGCCGTTATCTTTATCCGCAACGCCCATTGTAAGACCGCCCTCGTTCAGACCGTTAAAAATCTGAATGATTACAGGCTTGTCTTTACCGAGCAGACAACCAATCCAAGTGATGTTCGTGCAGTAATCGCTATCAAGCACATAATTTCTTCCTGTGATACCGTGATAGCCTGCGAGTGTTGCTTCATCTACTTCGCTTGCTCCAAGGGCCTTACGAATGTTGCCCTCAGTTACCTCCGCAACTGTGGCCTTGATATAAGTTTCCCAACCATCAATGAGGGTGTTGCCTTTAACTCTCGAATGCACACCGTCAAACTCAATGTTGCGGGCAGTCGGTTTTGCAGAAAATTCACCGCCTTTGATAGTTACGCCAAGGCATTTACCTGCAGCTTTGGCAGTCGCATATGTATCTGTTTTTACATCATAGTTCTCAAAAAATACACCTGCGTCGAGCAGCATATTATCGAGTGTTTTGCTTGTAAAACCCGAGTAAGGCTTTACTTTTCTTACTTTTGCTGTGCCCATTATTTTTCATCCTTTCGTTTGTACTCTCTTAATTCGAGAGTGAACATTATTCTCTTAATAGACTTATCTGTTTCGTCTATGTACTGCCTATCGTCGCTTTTATAGAATTTGTAATAATTTTTTTCATGTTCGATGATAGCTAAGCCGATTTGCTCATTTATCTCATCTGCAATGCTGTCGATTTCGTCGGTTGTGTTTCTGTCATATAGATTGCAAGTTACAATAAACTTGTTATACGGCTCATCTGTGTATATCTGTTTGACATCGTAAACCAAACGAGGAAAACCACTATCAGCTTGCCTGAAAAAATAAAGAGGGGCAAAGCCAAACAGCACTTCTTTCAACATTCGCTTAATGCTATTCACCTTGATAATCCCCCTCCTTGATTAAGCTCTCGGCTTCTTCTGTGCCGATACCGCTCAAGTATTGTGATTCAATTTTAATTATGTCAGAGATATTATCTTCCGCTGCGTTGCTTAATGCTCCGATTTTTAGAATTTCACTCGTGCCAATCTCTTGATACAAGCCATAAAATCCGCCCGGCTTAAATCCGACTTGCAAATCAGGTACTTTCTGTTTGCTTCGCACCCAGTATTGCGTATTTTTCGCTAAGCGCCCAGTCCTGCGTTTTATTTTCTGCTTTGTCCGTTTACATACCAACTTGCCGACATCACGCAGAGCGGCTCTCTCAAGCTCTTTGAGAGTGTATTGTAGCCTTTCAACATTGCTTACAAATTCAACACCGTTTTTCGTTATCTTAACCGCCTTAGGTAGTGACATTGTTTTCACCTACCACATCTGTAAGATACAACTCAACTCGTTCTGAATTTTTAATCTGAAAAGCTCTGTATATCTTGAATTTCTTGCCTTCAAGATAACAGAATTCTTCGTTGTTGTACTCAAATGCATTAATTACTACAACACACTCGGGTTTTAATCCATTGGCTTGAGCTTGGAAAAATTCTGATTGACGCACGAATTTCTGAATAGCATATACAGAGCGTTTTTTCTCGGCATATATAATCTCGTTGAGGTCATTAACAGACTGTTCAACTTTTTCAACAAGTTCAATAATCGTGTCACTATTCATAGTTCTGCACTCCTCTTGCTGCCATCGCATTTCTTAATTTTTCGTACTGAACTGACCAGTCACTATCTGCTACAGTCGAAAAATAAGCTCTGCAATAGAACTTTACCGCTTGATTGACAAGGGCGGAGTTTTCGTGCTCGATGTCAACTCCTGCCCCTTGCATGTCAAGCAAACAAGCGTCAATCTCGGCTGAAATCTCATCATCAAACATTGTTGTTGTAATTCTAAGGGCCTTTTTCACCTCTTGAATTAGATTACTTTCAGCCATAGCTTTCACTCCTTATGCGCTTTTCTTGATGAGCTTTACGAGGCTGTGCTTATCAACAACCTTGCCGTCTGCAAGCATAACAGCTTTGAGTTTAGTGTTGTCTGTATCCTCATCAGTGTACTTCTTAATGCTTAAGCTAAGCATTTCGTTAAGAACATAGTCGTTGAGGTCGAAAAGCATAGCGAATGTTGTGTCTGCAGTCGGAGCGTCCACATAGTTCTCCATATAGCCGTCTGTGAACACCACAGTTCTGCCAAGGAGTGTGCTTGCCGGCTTACCATTCAAGCCAGCATTAATGCGAGCAACAGGCTGACCGTTGGTGTCTGTAATGCCGAGGAAACGATAGAAAGATTTCTTTGTCATAAGCCATACGGCATTATCGTAAGCAGACGGAAGTGCTCCCTCTGCATCGAGAAGAGTGTTGTAGCTGAGCTTTGTTGCCTTAGCAATGTTAATAGTCTGACCGTCAGCAGGTGTTTCGTTGAGAATGCCTGTTGGTGCGCCTGAACCTGTGCCGGAAATAATAGATTTCTCGATAGCCTTAATCATCGCGCTTTTGATCTGGTCAATGAACTGTGCCTCAAAAATGTCAAGTGCTGTTACAGTCATAAGAAGCGAGAATGCAACCTTACACTCAAGCTTATAGCCCGAGAATGAAATCTTATCAGTGCTCACCTTCTGTTCATCAGAACCCTTATCTTCATCAACCCAGCTTGCAACAGGGCGAATGCTCTGAGTAGGAATAAGCAGAGCTGTTGGATATGAAGACTTAAAAACTCGAGCGTAAATATCGCCGACTTTTTCAAGCTCTACAATAAGTTTCTGATATACTGTTGTCGGGACGATTGTAGCCGCTGTGCTTGATGTAGTTGTTGAAGCTGCATTCTTGAACTTAGCAGGAATTTCTGTGCCTCTTGTTACGAAATTTGCAAACGCTTTTCTGTACTCAACAGAAGCGAAAATATCGCTGCTTTCTGTGCTTTCACCTGTAAGGTCAATGTTTGTCTCGTGATTTTTAAATGGTGCAGGCATTTTGATTCCCTCCTCTGCGTTTTTGTTTGCCTCGTTTACAGCAGAGTTTTCAAAGTCACTATCGAGCTTGTCAATCTGCTGTGTAATTTCTTTTGCCTCTGCGAGTTTATTCTCTGCAATGAGCTTTTTCGCTTTGTCGTAAAGAGCATTTCTCTTGTCGAGATATTCCTTTTTGTTCATTTGTTTTCTACTTCCTTTCGTTTAAGTAAATCGATTTTTGCTGTAAGCTGCGCTTTTTCGTTTCTCATCTGTTTGACAATTGTGTCAGGGATAAGACCGTTAAGACTTGCTGCAAGTTTAACTTCTTTTGACCTGTTTGAATATTCAGCAACCTTGTCAATAAAACCTTTTTCGACTGCTTCGTCAGCAGTAAGCCAAGTTTCATCGTCCATAAGTCCGATAAGTTCGTCTTCTGTCATACCTGTTTTAAGTCGATAGGCTGTCGCAACGGCTTTACTTGCTTTAAGTAACACGCCTGATTCATGTGCCATGTCATTATAATCGCCTGCGGCATAGCTTGAAACATTATGAATCATAAGCATACCTGTCGGCACAATTTCAGACTTGCACGCACAAGCAATGTATGAAGCGGCAGAAGCGGCAAAAATGACCTTAATTGTAGCCTCGCTTTTGGCAAGCATATCGTAAATTTCAGAGGCGGCAAAGATGTCACCTCCTGACGAATTGATAACGACTTGCACATTATCATCATCCGTCGCATCTTCAAGCTGTGAACGAATATCGGCAGGGCAGCAGTAATCTATTCCAAACCAATCGTAAATCCACTTATCATCATTTGTGATGATAGGACCTTTGATGTCAATTATCTTCGACAATGTTTTCACCTCCTTCAACCGGAACTGTATCCAATCTTCTAAGCGGAGTATCACCGCCCGGAACAGGGGCAAGTCCAAGTGATTCTCGCCATTCGTTCGGGAGCATTGCTCCACGGTCAACCATACCTGCAAAGTTTAGCTTTGTTTTTAAACTTGCTGATTGTAAGTTAAACGAACCGACTGCTATATAGTTTCCACAACCTCGCTGTCTGCGTGTGAAAAGTTTTCGTGTAAGTTCGTTTTTTAATTGTACGATTTTGGGCGAAATAACAGCGTCAAAATAAGCATTTTCTTCGTCTTCGTCTGCTGTTGATGTGATTATCTTTTCGTTAGTGTTGAATAATTCAAGAATTCGTTGTTTGGTTCTGTCCATTTGAAGTGCGTTTGGTACATAGTCATTCGGACTAATTTGTGTAGCATCAACTTTAGAGTCAACCGCTGCAACGCCAACAGAGCTGTTGCTTATATCAAGATAATTTTCTGCGAATTTTTTTGCATTGCTTTTCAAATCCTCGGGCCTAAGAGCCGAGGTATATTTCAGAAGCCATTTCACAATACCTGAATTCCGGATAGCGTTGATAATGCCCCTGTCAGTTGTTTCAGTTATTTCGAGCAGGGGGGCAAGAGCCTTGAATTTTCCGCTGCCAAAAATCTCGTGCTCTCCGTAGTCATCACGCAAATGTATAACATCCGCCGAGTCAAAGCGGAATGTCTGAGCGTTCCCGACAATGAACTCATATACAAGATGTCCGTTGTTATCGTAAAGGTCATTGACCGACTTCGCAGGTATGAAATATAGTTCAGCAGGCAAGCTGTTTTCATCTCTGATTATTAACCAAAATGCATTACCTGATAGCGATAACTGTACGCTTGTTTTGTACAGCAACATATCCATAGTGGTGTATGGGTTAGGTTCTTCAAGTAAAAATTTGATGTACGGTTCAGGATTGATTACTAAATCTTTGCCCGAGTCTTTGTAAATTTCTCTGATATGTTTCAACTGCAATTTTGAAAATCTCAAAGCCTGTGCATTGACACACGCTCGCACTGTATCAGAATCATATGCCTTGTTGCCCCATAGAAAAAAATTACTATTATTCTGTGTAACAAGTTCTACTCTCGAAAAGCCCTTTGAACTTGTTACACGCTTAATGAAATTACTAAATTTTCCCATTTGCTCACCACCTTAGAAATTCGGAATTTCCGAATTTTATATAATGCTTAAATATTCATCTTCGTTCTCGAAAAAGACTGTATAAGTGTCAAGCAAAGCTGCTGTGCCGTCTATTCGTTTTGTCGCTTTAGATGTTTTAATCGGTTGAATATTGCCGTTTCTGTCTTCATCAATTGCTGTATTAGCTAAACACCATTTGTCAATCGGATTATTATTGTAAACAATTCTTTTTTTAATAAGGTCAGCTTTTAGTGCTTTCATCGGTGCAGATAATGTACGCTTACCTTGATGCACAGCTGTCATTATTGACGGCCCGAAGCAATCAGTCATCTGATTTACCCACATTTGAGCCGACCATGCATCATAGCCGAGTTTCCAAAGATAGATGTCTTTTTCGTCCTGCAATTCTCTGAACCAATCCGTAACCACACTTGGGTCAATCTTGTTTCCTTGACAAGTTCGCATATATCCTTGCTCAATCCACTTGTCATATGGTATTTTGTCCTCGATAACCTTATGCTCAACAAGGTCGGCGGGTATCCAGTACATTGAACAAACATAAATGTGTATGTCATCAGGAACGCAAAAAATCATCTTTGCGGCTGTCAAATCTGTAGTGCTTGACAGATCAGCTCCGCCTATGCCATAGTTTGGTTTTAACTTAGCTATATCAAATTTTTGCTCGTTGTTCAATTCATCAAAACTCAACCACGCTTCGGTTGATGTTTCTCTGATATTGAATTCTTTACACAGAAGATTTCTGACAAGTGCTGTGTTTTGCTGTGCTTTCTTGACTTTGCTTGCAAGAGCGTTTTTATTTTTGATAGTACCAAGCCCGGGATTGGCTTTTTGCCAACAATCGGGATTTTCCCATTCCTCGCGCTTGTCAAGCTCATAGACCATATACAAGCTGTGCTCATCTTTATAGCCTACATCATCAAACAAGCCATTCGTAACTCTGACAGCTTCATCGTAGATTTCATCGTAAATATCTTCACGAATTCGTCCTGCTGTTGTAGTCACGAGAATCAGCGGTTGGTCGCGACCAATCGTGCCGTCTGCCATAATGTCGTAGAGCTGTCTGCCATTTTTCCATTGGTGAAGTTCGTCCATAAGGCAGCAATGCACATTCAGACCGTCAAGGGTGTCTGAATCGGAAGCAAGAGGTTTGAACACGCCGCAGTTATAATCTTCCGAACTTAGCTCATTCAGTAATGGTTTGATACGCTTGAGCAAGACCTCGCTTTTGCGTACCATTCGTTTAGCTTCCTGCCAAATAATTTTAGCTTGGTCTCTTTTTGTTGCTACTGCATAAACCTCCGGACCCGGTTCGCCATCTCCAATAAGCATATATAATCCGACCACAGAAGCAAGCAAACTCTTACCGTTTTTCTTACCAATAATCAAAACAGACAGGTTGTATTCTCTTATTCCGTCATCATCAACAAAACCAAACGTAGCAGCAAGCCACGCTTTTTCCCACAGCTCAAGTTTAACAAGCTGACCGCCTGCTTTACCTTTGCTGTGACGGCAGAAATTTTCTGCAAATTCAATAATATGATTTCCTCTTGCAGGGTCGTAATGGTAGCCGTCTGTCGGGTTAATTACCTTGTTGCTAAGATGCTTGTACCACTTCTGAACTTTATCGCATACAGTAACTTTTTTGCTCTTAATTTGCTCATAATACAGCAAAATCGGGTTATAACTGAGCGGATAACGGGTCATTTTATATCACGACCATCGACGAAAATGTCAAAACCGTCTGTGGTGATTTCTTTAGCATCAACATCTTTAGGTAACATATCATTGAGCTGCTTGATGTACTTGAGATAGTTCCCAAGCATTGTGTTGTACAAGTCGGCTTCGGGTCGTTTGCGTGAATAAGGCTCTTGATTTTCTGACTGCGAAAATAGCTCTGTTAATCCGTAGATAGCTATATCTGCTTGTAATTCTTTGAGTCGAATTCGAGTGAAAGCAGCGTTTTCGATAAGTCCTTCTGCTAAGTCTTTCCTTTTTGCAGGAATATCCGTGTAAATAGAGCTAAGTCTTTTCTTTTCTCTGTTGATTTCTCGTTTTTCTTTTTTTTCGTCAATCATTTTCAAGTCACCTCACTAAAAAGGGGAGGGGGGTCATACACGAGGTACGCAAAAAATCTAACTGCCCCCCTCGGTCCTGCGAATGTTTACTCACGAAAATTTTTAGGGGGGAGTCGGAAAAATTTGACCGCTCTCATCAAAAAAATATTTTTTCGGTTCTTTGTTTCCGACTCCGTGCTCTGGAAGATTGTCGTGACAATCTTTACAGACATACATCAGATTTTCAAAGTTAAGACTAATGCTTGCGTCAGTTATGTTGCTTGCATTGAGCATAACTTTGTGATGAACAATATAGCCAAGCCGCTTATGACATATCTGACACAAACCACCGTCAATAAGTGTTCGTTCATCTATGAAACTCTGTCTGCAATCCTGCCACTTTTTTGATTTGTAGAATGCTTTTGCAAAGTCTTTAGCCATATTTTTCTCCAAAAAAAATTAAGCTATAATTTTTACATTATAGCCTAATTATACAAACTTCGCTGTCCGAAGTTTACCACTATTTATCATTTCCAAGTAGAAAATCCGCTGACACATTCAGAGCTTTAGCAAGTCTGCGTAAGTTGTTTGTGCTTGGTGCATTAACACCGTTCAAGTATGAGTAAATTAGTTTGCGGTCAACACCTGACTTTCTATTCAGTTCTTTCGGATAAATCTTCTGTTCGTTCATCGCACGACTGAGTCGTTCAGTGAAGATTGGGTCTTTCCTATGTGTGCTGCTTGCCATTCAATTCCTCCTTGAACTTAGCGAACTCACTACATTGCACTCCTCTTGAGCTTGATGGGCACATCTTCTTTCTTCTGCAGCACCAACAAGCACCGAGAGCAACATAGTGTATGTAAATTTTACTATCTTCTTTTTTCATTGACCACCATGCCTTTCTCTGTGTAGTCACGTTTGAATGGAAGCTTGAGCTGGTCAATAACCACTCTGTCGAGATGTTCCCAGAAAACTTCGTCCTCACTCGAATGTTTAATAACCTCGGTCATTTCTTTGAGGGCTTTGTTCAATCTATCGTGGCCAAATCCGAAATCCTGATTCAGTACAAACATCATAGTTTTGAAAATTCTACGAGTTATGTCCTCGTTTTCTTTGCTTCTGACTTTGCTATATTCGTTATTAACAAGTCTGAGAATTTCTTTTTTCGCTTCGCGCTTGAAATTCATCGGCACTCTTGCTTTCATTCCAAAACCTCCAAATCGTCAAAGTAGTCTGAAACAATCTGAAATGCTATCAACATACCCTCACTTATGTAATAGTTTCTGTCCTTTCGACTTTTTCTGTCGTTAAGCCTGTTCAACTTCTCCTGTTCACTTTCTATGCGTACAGATTTCAAATCGTCTTCAAGTGATATTTTTTCTTTAGTATAATTTAATCTTATAAGGCTTTTACACAAAGCCTGCGACAATTCAGACAACTCTTCGACCATCTTTATCATCTGATTTTCCACACCGTGTATTGATTGCTTTATACATAGTCTCTTTTGATGTCATTCTTCTGCCTCACTTTCAGTACCATTTTTCATAAAAAGTAGCCAATGTGTTTTATTCAATTTTCCACTTTTATGTCCTAAAAGTGGAGGTATTGGTGATAATTTAATTATCTCGTTAGTTTTAACATCCGTTTCATTCCATTTAAAAACCAAAATTCCATATGGTTTCAAAATTCTGAAACATTCCCTAAACCCTTGAGATAAATCATCTTTATATGTATGTGGGTTAAGTTTACCGTATTTTTTTGCCAACCAAGATTTATCCCCTACTTTGATTAAATGAGGTGGGTCAAATACTACTAAATTAAACGTTTCATCTTTAAAAGGAATATTTCTGAAATCGGCTACAACATCAGGTTTGACTTCAAACGCTCTACCGTCACAAAGAGTATCAGTAAATTTACGGTTATCCATGAAGACTACATCTGGGTTATGTTTATCAAAGTAAAACATACGGCCTCCACAACAAACATCTATGCAATGATGTACGCAATGATGTACCTTCATTCTTCTGCCTCACTCTCAAGCCAATGTTTTTTGCAATCAATGCAGTTACCGTGGAATTTATTACAATATTCCATCGGAACATGGCCGACACACCCGAGCAAAGTAATATCACCTTGAACCATTTCGTCAATTGACATCTGTTTGATTTTCTCGTAATTAGTCATTGTTTTCCTCCTTATCCATTCTCGCACCGCAATGTGGGCAATAGTTTTCAAATTGATAACGGTTGTTAATGACTTGATAAACAACCTCTCTCCCGCAAGTTAAGCAGTATGCTTCCGCTTCACCTACTTTTCTGTCTTTCTTTTTTACCCACTTTGAGAGTTTAACTTCGTCAACAACTTTAAGTTTAATTTTTATACGACTGATTTTTTTAATGTGGGACAATCTAAAAACACAATTACTAACAACCTTATCCCCACAAGTGCAGAAATATCGTAACTTTGGTATTGACAAATTAGCGTCATTTTCAAAGGCTTTTTCACCTGTTTTATGTAAAATGCCCTCAATCACCGTTCCGTCAAAAAGTACGATTTCAACATATTTCCCTAAATGTCTTTCGAGTTCATATCTTGTCATAATTTTTACTCCTTTAAAGTTCTGACTTTTTCGCCATATCTGCGAGTTTGACCTCTGAATAATATTTCTCTCATTTACTTTCACTCTCCTCAATAGGCTGACTCGTTATTTGTTTCATCAAGTCTCTTTTCCATCTAATTTTCTTCTCTCGCGGTACACCGTTATCACGACATCTATTTCCGCTCCATATCACGCCTCCCGCACTTCCTTCGCAGACAAAATTGCTTGCTCGTAAACTCACACCACTCTCCGATTGCAATGTGTAGGTTATTATCTTTTTATAGCCCATATTTTTTGCAATTCTACAGCACGCACCGTATAGCATACTACACCCATTCTTGTATCCATCAAGTACGCAAACCCTGTTAATTTCGCACGTTTCGCCATTATCATAATATCTGCTCACAGGTCTGCCACATACAGCACAACCAATTAATTTTGCATTATCATACAACCCAACACAAAACTTACATCCTACAGTCGCATTATGATGTCTGTGATGTAAATTGATAAAGTTACTTGCTTCTCTAAATGTCACAGGCTTAATTTCCATCACTCTTCGCCGTCCTTCAAAGCCTGATTCCAGCATTTAACGCAGTTACGGTCATTTCTGCAATCATCTATGCTCATAAGCCCTAAACGATAAGGACAAAAATTGGGTGTTCCGTCATCTCCAAGCGGAGTGTTTGGAAAGATTTTCAAAAGCTCACTCAAATATGTCTTCTGCGGATGTTCATCCGACCACTTCTGTACAATTGCAATTACCTTTTCGGGATAGAGCGTTTCAAGACCAAAACACGGTTCACCTATGCCATTATTTGAATGGCTCAAAGGGCAATCTAAACAATCAAGTTCGCATATATATGCACCAGCATTTGGTTTATGTTTTTTCGTCATCCTTTGCTTTTCCGCAAGGTAATTTTCAGTTTTTGAACAATCAATCATTTTTCTTACCTCTCTTTTCACTCACAACATCTGATATAATCTTTCCTGCACGCACTAAAGCTGTGTATTCGCCGTAGCTGTAATGGTATTGTGCAGCTTATTATACAAATTGATTTTCTTGCATTTTTCTTCAAGTGTATCTGGTTTATTGTAATTGCGTGCTGCTGTTTTTCTTAATTTGCTGTTTTTGATAATTTCTCTGTGCTGTTGTTTTCTCATTTCAACACCGCACTCGGTGCAGTATTTTTGATTTGCACTTCTTTTTTCAAATGCTTGCATACATAATTCGCAGACTGCCTGTTGTTTCATTCTTTCATCTCCTTTTTATAAGTACAAATCCAACCTGTTTTGAACTGTTCAGAGTATATGCACTTTTGACAGCAACAAATACAAATGTTTTTGCCGTATGTTCTGTTGACTGCCTCGTGATTGCATTTTCTCACAACCAAGCTATCCCACATCAACAGACATTTTGAGCATTTTGTTTGTTTCATAAATCCTCCTGAACCGATTTTTTCCAAGCGGTTAAGGTATCGGTTAAGAATATACCTTTTAAAAATATAGTATTTATCTATATATTTATATAAATTAAACCGCTTTAACCGCTTAACCGTATTTAAACATTACGCGCGTGCGATATAGTTGTTCAATATTTTATTTTTTATTGCCATATATAGTGTGTATGTAAAAATAGCGGTTAATCGGTTAAGATTAATTCAAATTTGCAAAAAACGGCTTGGTTATGCGGTTTTTGAACGATTAAAGATATAACCTTAATCGGTTACGATGCGGTTTTAGCGGTTAAAAATCATTCAAAAAGGCAAGTCTTCGTTGTTCAAAAATTGGTCTTCTGCATTTTCTTTAACGCTCAAAATACACGCGCACCGACAAACTTTTCCGCATATGCTTTTGGTTAAAGACGAGCGTCCTTCTGAAGCAAACGCCACCTTGTTTTCAACTGCCCAACTCAAAAAAGCCTTTGCGTTAAAACCGTTTTCTTGCAAGACTGCGTCAAATTTGCTCTTAATAAAGTAAATTCTGTCTTCAATCACTGTTCCGTAAATCTCTCCGTTGTAACCGTCCTTTTCAGGATTGAATTTATTGTAATTGACGGCAACAAAATCGTTAATAAACTCGTAACATCTACGATTTTGGTCGACACTCGTGCGAGTAGTTAAAATTGATTGCATTTCAGTTATGCTCAACAAAATATCGTCATTAAAAAATATTTCGTTAATCAGTTTATCAGCAGTCAAAATAAGACTTGCAGACATTGCTTGTTTGTCAGTCACATCCGAATCGGCAACAAGTTTCTTGTAAAAATCTTTCCTCAAATGTTTGACAGTTTCAATATTATCACCTTGCTGTAACCATTTAACAAAGATTGCGCCGGCACATCCATAATTCTGCTTGATTTCAGAAACGAGCTCACTTGGATTTGTAAAGATTTTTTTATCTTTGCAGTCGATTTCGATAATTCTGTTGACCGCACCTCCGCCTGATTTTTCCGAACTAATTGGAAATTCTCCTGATGTTAATATACAGTTTTTCCAAGTTGCAATTTTTTGAACTCCACCGTTTTTAGCTCCTCTGTCACGACCTATGCCTTCGCAGAGCTTGTATATCATATCATCAAACGACTTCTTATCTTTGAGGATTTGAAGTTCATCATATACAAGCGGAAGAGAGTTAACAAAACTTGCTGTAAGTTCTTGAGCAACTGCTGTGCTGTTAAATGTGCGAATATATGCGCCCATAGTCGGATCTGCCCATACTGATGTTGCAAGCATTAATGCAACTGTTTTTCCTGCTTCTGTTCCGCCCCAAAGGTGAACAAAAAACGGCAAACAGTCACAAGGATTGACTAATACACTTGCAAACGATGCGGCAAGCATTATTCTTGAACAAATGTTTTTCTCTGCTCGAATAGGTTTGATTATTTCAATCCAATTTTTGATTTGACCTTTTATTTTTACAGAATTAAAAAGAGTTCTGAAATTTTCTTCTCCGTCAAAAACCAAACCGTCAACATAAGGGCTAAAACCGTGATTGTTAATCCAGCCTAATCTACTGACAGAGTTTTTTTCTTCAATTTCGTTGTAGTTCAAATCTTCAATATCTGTTAGATATTTAACTAACCCTTTTGCGTTCTCACTGTTGACCGCTATGCCGTACTTTGCAAGAGAAGTAATCTTACTCGCACTTGCAAGAATTTCTTTATCTACGGTTATTTCTCGCCATTTGTAGCCCTTTCTGTATTTGATAATAAGTTTTTCTGTATTATCATCAATATTCACAAGCCTTACGCACGGCAAGACTGGATGGTTGCAGATTTCCTCGACTATTCCATTTGAATTAAGCAGAGCAATGTCGTCATGACATATGTAAGAGCCACAAGCAAGTTGAAAAGGTTGTCCATCAAATTCAGTATAATTTACAGCAAGCATTTGTTCATCGGAATGATAAGTCGCCAAATAATCTTTGTAAAGTTGTTTAAAACTTTTAACACCTTCTTTGCTTGCTTTGTCTGCCATTACAACCTGCATTTGAGAATATTGAAATTTGTTGTTTCTTAATCCATACAAAAAATCGTAAGGAAGTCTTGTTAACTGAAAATCTTTCTTTGTGTAACTTTCAATTTGGACAACAGGATCTATTACATCAACCTCCGTTTCATTTGTCACTTTATCACATCCTTACTTCAAATTTTCTTTTACATTTTCGATAATTTCATCAGCGGAATAATCTTTTGGCAACAGTGTTACAACTCCGTCAATGTCCATTTTTCCGTTGAGCCAGCTCTCAACAAATATAATTGCATTCTTTAGTTTGATATTGTCGGATTCAGACTCAAATCTATTTCGTAACTCTTTAAAAAAGTTAATTAATTTGTTTTCTTCTGCTTGTCTTTTAAGTTTTGCTTTTTCTTCTTCAAATTGTTTTCGCTCACGCTCATATATGCGTTTTTGCAAAGTAGATTTTGATATTTTTCTGCTAAAAACGCCAAGCATAAAATCTTCATCAACACGCTTTAACGCATCATAATAAGATATATCAAGAATTTTTGCTACAAAATTGATTTGGTCGCCACCGACGCCGCAACCGAAGCAGTAGAAAGAATTATTACTTCGATAAACTCGGAATGAAGCTGTTCGTTCAGAATGAAAAGGGCATCGTATTACATCTTTTTTGATTTCGCTCGAGGGCGAATATTTCCTGATTACATCTGCAATAGTCACCCTCGATTTGATTTCATCTCGCCGGTCTGAATTAAAGTTCATATTTATCTGCCAATTCTTTTATTTTCTGCTCAAATTCTTTAAAACTAAGCTTTTGTGAGTAAAGTTTTTGCTTTTCCTGTTCAAAGAGTTTAAGTCTATGACTGTAGCTTAACTTTGATATATTTTTCATTTTGTTCCTCCTCAAGTAATTTTACTATTTCTCTGCCTGTTACATTTTTGCAACAAAAATAGAATTTAGTATTATATGTTTTTTCAACTACCGATAAAATTTTATATAGTCTTTCGCCTGAAAGAGCAAGCGGGTGCTCTTTCAATCTTGGATTTTTCCAAAATCGCACATCTTCAAGGCATTTGATTTTTGCACTGTGTTCAATTAAAAACACAAGTCTGATTCCGAGTTCTTTGGCCCTCTCAAGTTCAGCGATAAAGCGTTTTCGATCTTGACATACATTGTTGCAAACTTCATTTAAATTCTGCTTTCTGTCAATACAAAACAAAGGGTTGCTTATATCACAATAATCGCCGCAGATCATTTTACTTGAAACATACTTGATATTATTTTCATTAAGATATTGCAAGATTTTTTGAATAGCACGCGATTTTTCTCTTGTATCAATTTGAATTAACATTATTTGCGTATTCCTCCCAACTGTCTTCAAAAACATTCATACAAGCTTCGCAAGCATTGTTCATTTCTAGATAGTCACGAATTTTTTCGTATCCTTTCTTTAAATTTCGACTGTTGTTTCTTGGAAAGTCTTTGGTGTCATATTTCATATCTCTCGCCAAGTCGCCTTTAGGACTATGCTCTTTGAAATATTTTTTAGTCATATATGTGTAAAAAGATATAATTTTCATAATTGTTCCTCCAAAAAGTTAAAATGGCAAATCATCGTCAACAGGGAAGTCTGCGGATGATGTATCGGAAACAGCAGCAGCCTGAGCCGGGGCTGATGCAGTCGGTGCATAGTTGCTTGTATCATCATTAGATTTGCCGCCGCTGAGAGGAAATTCTACATTATCAGCAACGACCTCGACTATATAACGATTTGAACCGTCCTGAGCTTGATATGTACGGCTCTGTAAGCGACCTTTTAGGACTATTCCATTGCCTTTGTGAAAATACTTGCAAATAAATGCAGCGGTTTGCCTCCATGCTGTTATGTTGAAAAAATCGGCTTTCTTTTCTTCTCCGGACTTTACATAATCTTGATTAACTGCAAGTCTGAAACTTGTCACTTCAACTCCTGACGAAGTTGTTTTTAGTTCTGGATCTGCAACTAATCTACCTGCTAAAACCACATTATTCAAGCGTCTAATTCCTCCATTTTTATAGGATTTTTGAGCACTTTAGTGCTCTTGCAATAATCGCAATGTTCACATCTTTCAGGTTCAATCAAGCCTTTTTTAATAGCATCATATTTGATAACATTCTTTTCAAAATTCTCAAGCTCAATCTCCAAATAAGCCTGTGGAATTTCGATTACTGCCAAGTCAGGCTCTTTTTCTTTTGTTACCGCTGCAATATAAAAATGTAAAACCTTACCTGTGTTTTGTCTGACTATTTCTTGATAGACCGCTCCTTGTAAGTCGTATCTCCAAGCCTCAATAAAATTTAGCCTGCCTTTTTCAGCTACATAAACAGGCTCAAAATCACGCATTACCTTTAAATCTACAATTTTATCGGTGTGTAAACTGTCAACCTTGATTTTGACTTCAACGCCTGCAATAGTACCGGTCATAATAACCTGCTTTTCGCCGCTCATATATTTCATAAACAAATCGTCTTGTTCAACTCTGTTTATGATTTGCTCGGCTTTGATATAATCAGACTTGAGAGAGCCGTCACGCTTGAATAACTGCGGATTGTGTGCTTTAAAAACATCAAGCGAACCCTCAAAATGAGCGTCCACATATGAACCTACAAGTAACGCAGTTGTTTTTTCTCGCTCATAATTTCCTGTAACCTCCGCATAAGCGGAGGCAGGGCAATTTTCAAATGCTTTGAATTGTGAAACACTCATATATTTGAGGTTGTTCTCAACACTGAAATAGTTCTCATTATTTAGCATTTATTGCTTCTCCTTTCAGTTTATTTGCTTCTGCTGTTGCGCAAGAAGAACAAAGGCCTTTTCCGTATTTGTTTTTCGTATATGCGATAAGTTGTTCAGATGTCATATTTCCCATTGGGTGTACATCTGCACCGCATTTTTCACACTTAGGCAGCTTTTCAGGTTCTATCTTAGGTATAATATTGCGAACCCTTAAAGCTTCAACAACATCACCGAAGGCTTTGACTTTTTCGATGCCAATCTGAATTTTCTTGCCTGTCCATTCCTCGATGTATGGAGTTTTGTACAGCTTTGTAATAGTTTTCATGTTAGTTGCATTGAGTATCATTGGCTTTACATTTTCAGAGAAGTGACACACTACGCAATCATCCTTCTTGCCATCAGGGCCGATTACTTTTTCTTCCTGAACATATTTAATCGTTAAAATCAAATCTTGTCCGTTTTCGATTGAGTATGCTCCGAGATAATTCGGATTTGTTAATTTTTTCCAATGTGTTGGCATATGTACATCTCCTTAAAGTTCTGTAACGATGAGTTCGTTATCGTTTGTTGTCCTTGTTGCGATAAACTGTAAGCCTTTTTCTTTGCATTTAGCATAAAGTTTGTTTCTGCTTGTATCGTCAAGCTTTTCCGCACCATCAATCAAAATAATCTGTAAGCCACTCGGATTATTGATAGCAATATCAACACATAATTCGAGCAATTCACCGTCGGAACGGTTAGAAATCGGCAACCCATTAATAAGCGGGATTCCATTTTCAACAGTCAAACCCTCAACCGGCAAAGTAGCAGTTTGAAGAATGGTTCCCGGCAAGGTTCTTGCAAGTTCAATCTTGCGTGTAAATTCTTCTGAACGAGCCTGCAAATTCTCGATTTCGTTCTGCATATTTTTCATTCTATCGTATTCGTTGAGATGTTTAATCATTGTTTCAGCTGTGTCGATTTCATTTTGCAGAGTAGCTGTAGATTTAATTTCAAGATTAATAAACTTGTTTGCAATACCAATATCGGAATCAAGTTTAGCTTTAGCAACATTGAAATTTGCTTCTGCTATTTTGATTTTATCTTGAAGTTTGTTGTCAAGAGCAAGGAGTTTTTCGTTTGCAGATTGAATTTCTGCCGTAAGTCTTGAAATCGTTGAATTTAAGCTGTCACGCTCTGCATTGATTGATTTTTCCGCTGCCGAAATGTCAATTTCTTTGTTGGCTTCAAGACCTCTGATTTTATTGTTATAATTATCTTTAAAAGCTCTTGCTCTTTCTATTTTGCTGTTTTCATCTTTAATTTTCATAAGTTCAGAATACTTAGCAGAAAGGTCATAGTTTTTCCACTTTTCAGCGTCATAACTTGACGGTATATCTTTTGCTATATCAGTGATAAATGCTCTTTTGTTGCGAATCTCTCTGTTAATATCCTGTCGGCTCTGAAAATAGACACCATTTTCGGCTTGAATGTCGTTGAGAACCTGTAAAATGTTTTGCTCATAATCAACACCCTGCGGAATTTCACCGAACTGTTCTTTAATCCAATTCAAGTCCCAGTCAAACTCGATTAAATCGAGAATGGCTCTGTTCTGCTCATTCTTCGTCATCTGTGTAAATTCAACAGGGTTGAGCTGCAACGGAGTAATGATAGTTTTCAAAAATGTTTCAGGCTTGGTGACCTTGTTTCCATTTTCCTTGACTGATACAAAGTCAGCTTTGTTGCTTCTTGCTTTACGGTCGATTGATAAGCCCGAATCAGTTTCAACGATGATTTCGCCCTCGGTTTCACCATTCTTAATTATCCAATCACGAGAAGACGAGTTCGTAAGAGCATAACGAATAGCGTCAATGACAGATGTTTTTCCTGCTCCTTTTCTGCCTGTTATTTCAACACTTTTTCCACCGATTTCCTGTTCGGAAATGCCGAAAAGTGATTTAATTGTAATTTTTGATGTGTGCATTATGTTTCCTCCTTGATTTTTTATAAAATTAAGTATATAATAATGTTGATTGATTTCATATTATATCCTTGAACCGTTGAAAGCATTGCCGTGCTGTCAGCGGTTTTCTTCTTTTGCACTTAAAATGTAGTTAATCTTAGACTTGCAAGCCTTGATGTTCTCTATTGTGGGATTTTCGAGCAAATCCTTCATATCTTCAAGGATATAAGATATTGTGTCGATAAAATCGGGATTGAATCCTGTATTCTCATAGTCGTAAAGTTTGCGAATACAGCCGTAAAACTCATTCGGCACATCTTTACAATCGTGCATTTTGCCGTAGATGTCCTTAACCTTGATTTTGCTGTCTTGATTTAAAGTTAATCTTTTCATTAGCTACATTCCTTGCTTATAAAATCTGTAGCACGATACAATGTCACGCAGTCGCCGTCAAGGTCATCGTCGTAATACTGTGCTATCTCATCGCTCATTGCTTTAATAATCACAGCGTAGTAATCTTCTTCCCATTCTTTCGCCGCTTCAATTATTTCATCAAGCGTAAACTTGCCTTTAGCTTTTCGAAGCTTCAGACACCAGCGCCCCGAAGCATCGTATCCGCTTTCGATTGTTGTCCCTTTTTTCATCTGTTACACCCCCTTAATTTTTCGCTGCGTATTTGCAGCACTTAATAAACTTTTTGCAGTTTTGTGCAACACGCTTAATGCCTGTTGCTCTGTTGTTGAGTTTGTGCCTATCAAGGCTTTCTTTGGCTTCCGCTACATAGTTAAGTATATCCTCAAGCCTCTCGGCGGTTACTGTATCTAAGCCTTGTAGAGCTATGACCTCGCCGTCTTTAATGCAGATTTGTAAGTTTTCTAGCTTACTCATATCCGTTTGCTCCTTTCTTGAGATTTTCGAGCAATTCACGCTCTATAATCACGCAGTCCCTCAGATAGCATTTGACATTGCTGTTAATGCCATAGACTATATTATCATCTAAGCATATTGCTGTTTCATATGATACTTTCATCATAAAGCGTCCCGAATCATCAGAGAACACATCTCCGATTTCAACATCCTTAAACGGATACGATTTAGATTTGTTGATAATTACTTCCATTTCCATTCTCCTTTCATTTCGTCGGGGTCAATCAAAAGTTCATATGGTTTAATTCCAAGGACTTCCGCAGCTCTGACGATTTCTTCAAGTCTGAAATTTTCAGGACTTTTGTTTTTGCGTGCTGAACAGGTAGCAGGATTAATGCCAAAGAGTTTGCTGATTTTTTCTCTGTCATAACCGATACAGTTCAATCGAAAGAAAAGACATTGTGCTACTCTCGACATATATGCTTGCTCCTGTTCAGCTTTTATTGTTCTTTTTATTTTCGGCATATAATCACCTCTTATGCTGGATCAATAGATTTTTCGAAAAGATATTCCAACTCATATTTTGGAAACAATCTTTCTTTGATTGAGAATGCTTCTCCAATTGAAAAATCTCCCTTGGTAATCTTGTTTCTAAAGGTGCTTTCCGGCATACCGATAGCACCTGAAACAGATCTCCAAGACATTCCGTTTGCGTTAATTTCTCTATCTAAGTTTCGATACATAATAAAACCTCCTTTTTGCGTTTGTTACGCATATGCGTAATTTTTAATTTTATTATATACGCAATTGCAAATAAAGTCAATGCAAATTTACGCATTTGCGTAAATTTTAGCGTTTTGCATAAACAACAAAATTGTTTATTGGCTATAATTCTGAATTTACGCAAATGCGTTGATTATTGTTGATTTTTGCAACATTTTGCTATATAATACTTAATTAGAAGGAGGTTATCAGATGGGAATAGGAGCAAAATTGTCAGAGATACTTAAAATTCAGCATAGCAATCCAAATGAATTAGCTGATAAGATCGGTGTACCCGCCTCAACTATTTATAGTATAATTAAACGAGATAATATGAAAGTTGATATTTCTGTACTAGCAAAAATATGTAAAGAGCTAAATGTGAAAATGGAAATTTTCTACAATGAGTACATAGCAGAAAGCAATAATATTAGAGATAATATAACTTTTACGCAACATGAAATTAGTTTAATTACAGCTTACAGAAATAAACCTGATATGCAACCAGCGGTAGATACACTTTTGGGAATTAAGAATGATTATGTGACAGTATTAACGGCTGCAAGAAGCGATAACAACAGGCCTATTGAGCAAAGCAAATTACATAAAGATAAGCTTGAACTGTTAAGAAGTGCTAAGACAGTTAAAGATGATTCTGATTTATAAATAAAAACCACCCCATAGGTTACAATACCTATGAGGTGAGGTAAATGGATTATGGTAAATATAAAAACGCTCGTAATGCTTCGTGGCAATGCATATTAGACTACAATATTAATATATTGCCTGTTAAGGTTACAGATATAATTAATAAATCTGATAATATACGTTTGGTGAAAAACAGCGTTGCAAAGATACTTTGCAACGGCATAAGCGGTATAACCATTGTGGATAATGACAAATTTATTATTGTGTATAAGGATACCGATAATTCAAAGAGATGTCGATTTACAATAGCACACGAACTTGGGCATATTTTCCTCGGCCATATGATAGTAAATCAGACAACTTACAGAACATTTGCAGTACAGAATGATACCGAGAGCGCAGCTAATGTATTCGCTCGTGACTTGCTTGCTCCTGCGTGTGTATTGCACGAACTCAAAGCCTTAACTGCTGAGGAAATATCTCGACTATGTAATATAAGTCTTGAAGCAGCAACTTACAGAGCAAACAGAATGCACGAACTTGAAAAAAGAAATGCTTTCTATAAACATCCACTCGAGCAAAAAGTTATAAAACAATTTAATCAATTTATTAATAAAAATAAAAGTCAGTCGTAGCACCACCTACGACTGACTAAAAAAAGATGTGAGAAGAAATCGCACTCCTCAATAATTATTATATTATATGAGAGGAGGAAATGCAATGAAAAAAAGCAAAAAATTTATTGCTGGCGTTGTATTATCTGTAATAGGTGTTATTGGAGCTATTTCGGCTTTTGCACAGGGAGTTATTCCGACGGGCTTTGTATGTTTGCTCATTTTAGTGACAGGTATTGTGCTTATTGTGCTTGATAAGAAGAAAAAGCCGCAGCAAGAAACAGCAATGATTGACACAGCAAAGGGTACTCATTCCAAAATATTCAAAGTAGCAGGCGTAACATTTGATAACAGACAAAAACATCTTGCAAAACTTATGCAAGATAAACTTGCCGGCAAAGTAATCAATGTTGAGTTACAAGAATATGTGTACAAAAATCAACCTGCAATTAAGGTTATTGCTAATGGTCTTGAGATCGGCTCATTACATACAGAAGATGTTGCTTTTATTAAAGAAAATCAAGACAGGGTAAAAGCAATAAAAGACTTATATATTTCGTCATTTGTTGATGAAAAGACGAAAGAAAAAATTTACTACGCAAAATTGACATTAACAATTGAAAACAAAAAATAAAAAATCTGCCCTGCTCGATTGGTCCTCGAACAGAGCGGAAAATCACCTACACAGGGTGCAGATGATACGATATAACGCAATAATATTGTATCACACCCTTGTAAATTTTTCAATGACTAATTTACAGGGGATTTTTGCACCCTTTTTAGATAAAAAGGAGTGTTTCAAATGGCAGAACCTAAGAAAATGCCGTCGGGCAACTGGCGAGTGCGTGTCTTTCTTGGTAAAGACAAAGACGGAAAGAAAAAGTACAAATCTATTACAGCAGCAACGAAGAAAGAGGCAAAAAAGGCAGCGGATAGATTTGAGCTGTCACTGACTACATCTTGTATCGATTATAATGACCTCACGCTTGAGCAGGCTTACGGAATGTATATTGATAGTAAGTCAGCAGTTCTTAGCCCAAGTACCATAGCTGGATATGAAAAAATTAAGCGTAACTACTTTACTGAATTAATGCCGTTTAAGCTTACTAAGCTTACTGCTGTAATGATTCAGAACTCAGTTAATGCGTTGTCGGTCAATCACAGTCCTAAGACTGTACGAAATGCTCACGGCTTATTGTCTGCTGTCTTAAAAGTGTATTATCCTGCATTGACTCTTAATACAACATTGCCTCAGAAAGTTAAACCGCAATACACCATTCCGACAACGGAGGACATTAACAAGTTGCTCGAACTTGCAGATGATAGACTGCGAGTTCCCATCAAGCTCGCAAGCCAAGGTTCACTACGCCGTTCCGAAATATGTGCATTACAGCCTTCTGATTTCAACAGTTTCGGGGTAAGCATAACTAAAGCGGTAGTCGCTGACAATAACGGTAAATTTATTGTCAAGACAACAAAGACCGAGGCAGGCACACGCTTTGTACCACTGCCGTCTAATCTCATTAAGGAGTGTAGGAAATGGCAGTACTTTGGTATTTTCCCGTCAACTCTTTCAAGTGCCTTTAACCGCCTTGTTGAAAAAGCAGATGTGGCACATTTTAGCTTTCACAAGCTCCGTCATTATTTTGCGTCTGAGTGTCACGCACAAGGTATCCCAGACCAGTACATCGCCGAGATAGGAGGGTGGCAGACAGTAGAAATGCTACACAAGATATATCAACACACATTAAGAGATAAGACTGATACAATAGCCGCCAAAATAGTCACGATGTTTAGTGCAAATTTCGCAGATGACCCGAAAGATGACACGAAAAGAAAAAAGGCTTGA